TTACTTACACTAGCGGGGCTTTGTTGTGCCTTTTCTAGTACTTCAATTATATTAACAGCTTTTGACATTTTATTTTCCTTTCGTCTTTCTAGTTAATACATCTTATATAATCCCATTTTATTAGAAGTCAATAGTTTATTTTTATTTTTTTTCACACCAGCTTCCACGCAGGTCCCCTGAACTATACTATAGTACAACCCACGACCGACCTTACATGCCTGATGGAGATGCAGCTTCAGCTGCTTCCGGATCTTTACTAGAGTCAAAGAACTCCCAGAAAAACTAGGAGAAAGGTAATGCAAAAGTATACCAGGAAGACGTGCGCAGCTAGGAAGGCCACACCAGCTCCTACTATAGTAAGCAAAATCAATGCAATGAAGAAGAACATCATGATGCGTGCACCATCTCCTGCATCTGGGACCAGGCATCAGCGTCCGGCTTCACCAGCAATTGAGCACCATCAAACCAGTCCAGGTACCAGTATTCCAAGCGATGCAGTTCGCGGTGCTCGTTCACGTAGCCACGCAGCTCATCCGAAGGACCGCCCCAGCTGAACTGCCAGCGCCAGTACCCTTCTGGTTGGTTGTCCCACGTATGCGGCTCTACATAGTCGAAGCAAAGCGCTTCATAGTTTGGATCCTTCAGCGTCTCCTGCCGGTGCTTCCATCTTTCTTCTACCAGGTCCTGGCAGCTCTGTTCTTTCTTTAATGCAGTCATAGGTTGTTCCTTTCTTTAATGAGTCAGGGCGTCTGGCAACGAAGTTGCTAGCTGGTTCGTTGCTTATGGAAGCCCGTGGGTTCTCCTC